GAGGCGTTCCACGACGCCGTCGTTGAGGCTGCGCTCACGCACGACGGCGACACCCGGCTGGCCCGCCACGTCTACAACGCACGCCGTCGCCCGAACGCCTGGGGGATCACGATCGGCAAGGAGGCGCGACTGTCGCCGCGCAAGATCGACGCCGCTGCGGCCGCCGTGCTCGCCCGCCTCTGCCGCCAGGACTACCTCGCCCTCCCCGACCGCAGGAAGCGCCGCCAGAAGACGGGGCGCGCGGTCTTCGTCTAGGAGCACACCATGCTGAGCGCCGCATCTGCCATCGAACAGACCCGCAGCATGATCGCGTGGCGTGCCGCCGAGGCCGACCACCTCGCGCGCATCCACGCTTACCTGCGCGGGAAGCAGCCGCTTCCGATCATCCCGGCCGGCGTCCCCAACGAGGTGCGTCGGCTCGCCGAGATGTCGCGTGTCAACGTGCTCGACCTCGTGATCTCGGCGGTGGCGCAGTCGCTCTACGTGGACGGGTACCGCGCCGAGCGTGAGCCGGACGATGCGCCCTCTTGGTCGGTCTGGCAGGCGAACCAGATGGATGCGCGCCAGACCGGCGTGCATCGCGGAGCACTCGCCTACGGCGTCTCTTACGTCACCGTGCTGCCCGGTGACACCGCACCCGTTCTCCGCGGCTACTCACCGCGCCGCCTGACCGTCGTCTACAGCGACGACGACCTCTGGCCCATGTTCGCGCTGCGGGCAGAGCCCTCCGGCAAGGAGTGGCTCTACCGGCTCTACGACGACGAGGCGGTCTACTACCTGAGTGGCAGCGAGAAGCCGGATGGCGAGGTGCTCTGGCTGGAGACGCACACGCACGACCTCGGCGTCTGCCCGGTCGTGCGCTTCCAGAACACGATGGAACTGGACGACGAGGTGCGCGGCGAGATCGAGCCGCTGATGCCGATCCAGGACCAGATCGACCTCACGACCTTCGAACTGCTCGTGGCGCAGCACTATGGCGCCTTCCGCCAGCGCTACATCCTCGGCTGGACCGCTGAGAGCGAGGCGCAGCAGCTCAAGGCATCGGCGGCACGGCTGTGGACGTTCGAGGACTCGAAGGACGAGATCGCCGTCGGGGAGTTCGCGCAGACCGACCTCAAGGGCTATCTCGACTCGCGCGAAGCCTCCCTGCGCCACGCGGCGACGATCTCGCAGACGCCGGCGCATGAACTGCTCGGGCAGATGGTGAACCTCTCCGCGGAGGCGCTGGTGGCGGCGGAAGCGTCGCAGCGTCGGAAGATCACCGAGCGTGAGATGTCCTTCGGGGAGTCGTGGGAGCAGGTGCTGGCGCTCGCCGGTCGCATCCAGGGGGTCGAGCAAGGCTCCGGGGCACAGGTGCGCTGGCGAGACACCGAGTCGCGGGCGCTCTCGGCGACCGTGGACGCCCTCGGCAAGATGGCGGCGATGCTGGGCGTCCCGGTGCAGGAGCTGTGGGAGAAGATCCCGGGCGTCACCCAGCAGGACGTGGAGCGCTGGAAGACGACGGTCGCCGAGGGCGACCCGATCGCGAGCCTCGAGGCGCTGCTCTCCCGCCAGGGGAGCGCAGCCTAGATGGCGACGACGCTGGCAGGCTCGTGGCTGACCGAGCGACACCGGACCGCGCAACTGGCGCTCCGGGCGCTAGCGCTGCGGCAGGTGCTGGAGATCTGGCCGGCCTTCGATGTGGAGGATGCGGCCCGCTCCTGGCCCGCGGTCGAGTCGGCGCTGCTCGCGGTGGTCGGCGAGCGGCGCGCCATCTCGGCGTCGCTGGCGGCGGGGTACTTCGAGGCGTTCCGCAGGGCGGAGGGAGTCGACGGAGCTGCCGTGCCGGTGCTTGCTGCATTCGACGATGGAGCCGTGGCGCGGGCACGGACATCGCTCCAGGTGACGGGCTACGTCACGACCGAGCGTCTACGGTCGCTCAAGCACCCAGATCCCGCGAGGGTGGCGCTGGTGCGCGTCTCGGGCGCGGTCACGCGCCAGGTGTTCGACGGCGGCCGGGAGACGCTGCTGGCTTCAGTCCGTAGTGACCGTCGAGCTCGCGGCTGGGCGCGGGTGACATCGGGCGATCCATGCGGGTTCTGCGCGATGCTAGGGTCACGTGGCGCGGTCTATACAGCGACCAGCGGGGGGTTCCAGGCGCACGACCACTGTTCGTGCAGCCTCGAACCGAACTACCGCCGTGACTAGGAGTGGCCCGCAGGGAGCAAGGAATGACAACGGCGGTGCCGCGCCGAGCGGAATGTCCGGGAGACCAAACCTCCCGTGACTTGACAATAAACGCTTGCCGTCGAGCGTAACCAGTGCTCTTGTAGGCGTAATCGATTGTGCGCTTCAGCAGAATCGAGGAGGAGGATCCCCCACGATGTCCAGAGATGACGTGCGCAGGTTCATCCTGCAGCAACTGGAACAGGGACCGATTCGGACTCAGGACCTGATCGCGAAGGCTCGCTCGGCTCAGGTCGTGACCGATGGTGACGACGCCGTCAAAGCAGCGATCTGGGATTTAGCCGAGAGCGGTGAGGTCTTCTGGGAGCGCGACGGACGAATCGCTACCCGCCGAGAGGCCGCCGTTTGAATCAGCGTGCCTAAGTCGGACCGCTACTTCGACGAGCTAGACGATCAGCGCGGTCGTGGCGAGCGCGATGTTGATCGTGTGCAGTACTCGTCTGGCCTGGCGCGTTTGGCAGGCGTCACTCAGGTGTTACCTGCGGACGCGGGTCACCCCTTTCACAACCGTTTGGTGCACTCGCTAAAGGTCGGCCAGATCGCGCGACGTATCGCTGAGAACCTGCGTGAATCTCAGCAAGATCTCGCGTCAGCTGCCCAACTCGACACTGGAATGTGCGCGGCGGCTGGCCTGGCACATGACCTTGGACATCCCCCGTTCGGTCATATCGGCGAAGCGACGCTCGACGACTTGGTGCGCGACGCGGTACTCGATGAGCGCGGAGCGGAGATCGTTCGCGGCGACCCGGACGGCTTCGAAGGTAACGCACAGAGTTTCAGAATCGTGACTGCTCTGGCGCAGCGCCGCGACGAGTTCGACGGGTTGAACCTCACGCGAGGTTCTCTGAACGGCATCCTGAAGTACCCAGTCGGGCGCTCAACTCAGGGGCGACACCCGAAGTTCGGGCACTACGCGTCCGAAGCCACCTATTTCGAATGGGTACGTCAAGAGGGCGCTGGGTCCGGCACGCGTTCGATCGAAGCCGATGTGATGGATTGGTCTGATGACGTGGCGTACGCCGTCCACGACATAGAGGACTTCTATCGCGCGGGATTGGTTCCCATCGACCGGCTCTTCTGGAGTCAAGAGGAGCGGAGAGCTCTCCTTGAATGGGTGAAGGAGCGGTGGAAGGACAAGCCGACGCCGTCGATCCCCCTCGATGACTGGACCGTCGCGAGTCGAACCCTCGATCGCATTCTCACGGATCTCCCGATGAACCGCTGGGTGGAGCCGTACGTCGGTACGCGATCTCAGCGAAAGACGATTCGCCGAGCAACGGCGTTTCTTATCCGCCGATACTTATTAGAGGTTCGAATTCGTGATGGCGGTAACGGTGTATATCTCCTAGATATTCCTAGAGAACTTCGCCAGGAAGTTGACCTTCTTAAAGAGTTCATCTGGTACTACGTCATTGCTCGTCCAGCATTAAGAACCCAACAGGCGGGACAAGAGCGGATTGTGCGTGACCTCTTCGGGATCTTTGTAGATGGTGTCGAGCGGCAAGACATCAGCCTTCTCCCGGTGACGATGCACGAGGCGATCGACCTGGGCATCAGCCCTCGCCGTGCCACTGCGGATCTGCTTGCTAGTCTTACGGAGAATCAATGCGTGTCACTCTGGCGTCGCATGACCGGTGTGGCACTGGGGTCAATTTTCGATTACCCGACGCTCTAGCCGGGCCTTCCCGCGTACAAGGTGTCCGGCGCTCCCATAACTCAACCGATCTGGGTCGCACCTTCGCGTTCGTAGCAGCGCGCACTCCTGAGCAGGAGGTCGTCGGTTTAACTCCGTCTGGGCGCCTTGGAGCTCTGCTCACATCGACTGCCAACTACCCCTACATCCGTCTCCGCCGCCCTGCCACGATCCCCTCATGGCAGACGACGAACTGACCCCGCCCGCTGACGCACCCGAGGACGACCAGCCCGATAGGGACTGGCAGGCCGAGGCCACGAAGTGGAAGGCGCTCGCCCGTAAGCACGAGAAGGCAGCGAAGGAGAATGCCGACGCCGCCCGACGCCTCGCCGAGATCGAAGCAAGCGGTAAGAGCGAGCAGGAACGCCTCGCGGAGGGCCGCCAGGCCGCCGAGGAACGCGCCGCCAATGCCGAACGTGAGACCGCCCGCCTGCGGGTGGCGATCCGCAAGGGGCTGACCGACGTGCAGGCCAGGCGGCTGGTCGGCGACACCGAGGAGGAACTCGAGGCCGACGCCGATGAACTGCTCGCCACGTTCGCCCCGGCGCAGGCATCCGACACGGACCTGCCTCAGCGGCCCCGTGAGCGTCTGCGTCCCGGCGCACGGCCCGAGGCGACGCCGGACGAGACTGACCCGGCGAAGCTCGCGGAGGCGATCCCGCGCTGCGCGTTCTGACCTGACCCGGCTCCGCCGACAGGCTGAGCCACCCCGCACCCGCGACACCGACACGGAGGTCGCAGCGGCCACCCGCTGTAGCTGTATCCGTGGAGGTACGAGGTGCCGAACACCTTCCTCAAGCCCGAAACCATCGCCCGCACCGGCCTCGGCCTGCTGCGCCGCGAGCTGATCCTGCCCCGCCTCGTCACCCGCCTGGGGATCGAGGACTACCGGGGCGCCAAGAACGACACCGTGAACGTCCGCGTCCCCGCGCGCCTCTCCGCGCGTGAGTACGAGTGGCGCACCCGTACCAACCCGATCGTCCTCGACGACATCGCCGAGACCTCCGTCCCGGTCGTGCTCGACTCCCACCCGTACTCAGCAGTCGCGGTCACCGACGAAGAGCTCACGCTCGACATCGCCGACTTCGGCATGCAGGTCCTGAACCCGCAGGTGCTCGCCGTCGCCGAGGAACTTGAGTCGCTGGTCGCTGCTGCGATCGAGGGCGCGCCGTACGACCCCGCGAAGGTCGTCGACTACACCGAGGTCGCCGACGGCTCGGGGGCTGCGTTCTACCGGGCGCTCGTCGATGCTCGCAAGATCCTCAACGACGCCCATGTACCCGCCGAGGGTCGCTTCGTTGCGCTGGGTTCCAGCGTCGAAGCCGCCGTCCTCAAGGAGGACGCCTTCCGCAAGGTGAACGAGTCCGGTTCCACGGACGCCCTCCGCGACGCGATCATCGGCCGCGCCGCGGGTTTCACGATCATCGGCAACGTCCAGGGGCTGTCCCCGGACTTCGCCGTCGCCGCACACCGCTCCGCGTTCGCCTTCGCGAACGTCGCCCCCGAGGTGCCGGACGGCGCGAGGGCCGGTGGCGGGATGGTCTTCGACGGGTTCGCGATGCGCTGGATTCGGGACTACGACCCGAACTACCTGCGCGACCGCTCGGTCGTCTCCTCGTTCGCCGGTGCGGCCTCGGTCAACGACGGCCCTGACGTCGACATCGACGGTGCCGGCCCGGACCCGGCCGTCCCCACCAACCAGCGCGCGGTCAAGTTCAACTTCACGGCGGCGTAGCGATGCTCCCCCCGCTCGCCTCCGTCGCTGACCTCAGCCTCCGCCTCGGCGGCACCCTCGCCGGGACGGAGGCTGAGCGCGCGTCCGCCGTGCTGGACGACGCCTCCGCGCTCATCCGCTCGGAGGCGAGTCATGACTGGGTAGACGACCAGGGAGCACTCCTAGACGTCCCTGCCGTGGTCGAGTCGGTCACGCTCGCGGTCGCCTACCGCGCCTTCCGCAACCCCGACGGCGTAGCCCAGACGAGCCTCGGTGACGCGTCCGTCTCCTACGACCGGGGCGACGGACAGGCCGCCGTCTACCTCACCCGCGACGAGCGGCGCTCCGTGCGGAAGGCAGCGGGCACGAGTGCCGTCGGCGCGATCGAACTCACCTCGCCGTGGGCGATGCCCGCGGACACCTACCCCGTCGCCGTCTCGGGCGGCGGTGACCCGATCCCGCTGGGCCCGTTCCCGTGGGAGACGCAGTGATGCCAGACGAGACGAGCCGCGCGGTAAGCGACCGAAGCGACCGAACCCCGCCTGCGGAGGGGCTTTCGTCGCCTTCCGCGCTTCGGTCGCAGCGGCCCGACACCGCACCGGAGGCCCCGGCCCCGATGGATGACGCCACCGCGCCCACCGAGGCGCACGTGGAGCCACACCGCGCGACACGGACGAAGGTGCGCGTAGGACGTGACGGCACCGCCACCATCGGCCGCAAGAAGCACCAGTTCGGACGCTCCCTCGCCGGGGCGCTCGTCACCGTGGAGGTGCCGTAATGGCGGTACCGCTCCACACCACCACGGTCTCTGTACTCCGCCTCCCGGCTGACCCGTCGCGCGACCCGTACGACGCCCAGCCCACCCCCGAGGTCGTCGCCTCGGGCATCCGCGCCCACATCTCCAGCCCGAGCGGTCGTGAGCGCGTCGAAGGCGGCTCGCAGGAGGTGGTCGAGTTCCGGCTGACGTGCGACCCGGTCGACCTCCGGCACACCGACCAGGTACAGGACGAGCAGACCAGCGCCCTCTACGAAGTGACGTGGGCGCGCACACGGGAAGGCTTGGGGCTCGACCAGACGCAGGGCGGACTCAGGCAGGTCAGCGGGGTGACGCGATGAGGCTCCGGCTCCTCGACGACGCGGCCGAGCAGATCCTCGCCGAGCAAGCGGAGTCGGTCGCGGCCGAACTCCAGGAACACGCCGTGCGCATCGCCGGGCGCATCCGCCCGCCCTCGGGTGCCGACCTCGAGGTCTTCGTCGGTTCTGGCATCGGGCCGCGTGGACCGTACGCGCAGGCCGGGATGCGTGGGCCCGGTGCCGTGGCGATCGAGTTCGGTTCCCGCAACGGCCCACCGCAGGCACCTGTCCGGCGCGCGCTGGGAGGCGGCTGATGTTCGCCGAGCCGCGCACCTGGGTGGACGTGGAAGGCGCGATCCGCGCGTGGGCGCGCTGGGTGCTCCCTGCGCTGGAGGAGCGCGCATTCTTCGGCTTCTCGAACGACGCGCCTCTGCCGCAGGTCGTGCTCACCCGCATTTCAGGGCCTGACGACCGCTGCCTCGTCCAGTTCGACTGCTGGGCAGAGACAAAGGCCGAGGCGGCCATGCTCGCCGCCGACCTCGCCACCGCCATCGACGCCATCGCCCACTACGTGGACGACGAGACCGTGCTGCACGGCGCCCGCATCGAGGGCATCCGCTGGCAGCCCGACCAGGAAAGCGACACCCCGCGCTACGTCGTGGAGGCCACCTTCACGGCGTCTGCGCGGACGTAGGAACAGGAGATCACAATGCCTAACGGCGACCCGCTAGCAGTCCGAGTCGGCCCCGGCTGGCTCCACATCGCACCACTGGAGAGTGACGAGCCCGCCGACCTCACCGCCGCCTGGCCGGTGGCGTGGACGCCGCTCGGCTACACCGACGAGGGCTCCAACTTCGTGTTCGAGAGCACCTTCGAGGACGTGGTCGTCGCGGAGGAACTCGACCCGGTCGAGATCGTCCAGACCGCCCGCACCGCGACCGTGAACTTCGCGCTCGCCGAGGTCACCGCCGCCAATATGCAGCGCGCCTTCAACGGCGGCGAGATCACGACCGAGACCGGCGTGGTCACGTTCGAACCGCCCGACTCAAGCGAGACGCCGACGCCCGTAATGCTCGGGTGGGAATCGGTGGACGGCCTCGAGCGCTGGGTGTTCCGGCGCTGCCTACAGGTGGGGAACGTCGACATCGCCCGCCGCCGCGCGCCCGACAAGGCGACGCTGCCGATGAGCTTCCGCTGCACCAAGCCCGCGGACGCGGCCACCTTCAAGTTCATGCATGACGAGGATTTCACGCCATGAGCCACGTCCTGACTGTCCGAGGGGAGTCGTTCGGCGCCCGCGACACCCTCCCCGCCTGGGCGCTGATGAAGCTCGCCAAGAGCCAGGGCTCGGGCGACGCCATGCAGCAGGTCGGAGGCCTGCACGACTTCCTGCTCGGTGTCCTCCAGGAGCCGGAGTCCAAGCGCTTCGAGGCGTTCATGGAGGCACACCCGGACGTGACCTTCGAGGAACTGGAGACCGCGGTGGGAGGGCTGATGCAGTCGTACACCGCCCGCCCTACCGGGCGGCCCTCGCCCTCGCCTGCTGGGCCGATGCCCGCTGGTGGCTCGTCGAGGGTCGTCTCGCTCTCGCGGGGCACGGTCAGGGAGGAACGGACGTCACGGACGGCTGGGACGCCAGCCGCCTCCTGAACGTCGTCTACGTGCTGGTGACGGAGCACATGAGCGAACAGCAGCGAGCAGCACTGGACGAGGAGATGGCCGGGAGCGGCCGGTCGCGCCGTGCCCGCATCGCTGAGCAGGCCGGCGGCGAGGTGACCTCGTGAGCGCGATTGGCGACGCCTTCGTCACGATCCGCCCCGACGCCTCGAAGTTCGCGGGCGAGACGGAGGGCTTCTTCAAGGCGAACGCCGCCAAGTTCGCGCTCGTCGGGGCAGGCATCGGTGCGGCGATCGCTGGCGGCTTCACCGCGCTCAAGCTCGGCGAGTCGTTCGACGCCGCCTTCGACACGATCCGCCTCGGCACCGGCGCGACTGGTGAGGCGCTGCAGGGGCTGCAGGCGGACTTCAAGGGCGTGTTCAAGAGCGTCCCCACCGACGCGGAGACCGCCTCGACTGCCATCGCCGACCTCAACACTCGCCTCGGGCTGACGGGCGAACCGCTGCAGGAGATGGCGACGCAGTTCATCAACCTCTCCCGCATCACCGGCACGGACCTCGGCTCGAACATCGCCGACCTCACCCGTGTCTTCGGGGACTGGAGCGTCGCCAGCGAGGACCAGGCGGGCGTGATGGACGCGGTCTTTCGCGCCTCGCAGGCCTCGGGGATCGGCATCAACCAGCTCGCGCAGAAGGTCGTCCAGTTCGGCGCGCCCCTCCGCCAGATGGGCTTCGGCCTCGACGAGTCGATCGCGCTCCTCTCGAAGTGGGAGAAGGAGGGCGTCAACGGCGAGCTGGTGCTCGGCTCCCTCCGCATCGCGATGGGCAAGTTCGCCCGCGACAACGTCCCGATGCGCGAGGGGCTCGACCAGACGATCGCTCAGATCCAGGAGATGGGGCCGGGCGCGAAGGCGACGGCGCTGGCGATGGAGGTGTTCGGGGCGCGGGCCGGCCCGGACATGGCGGCGGCGATCCTCGAAGGGCGCTTCGCCGTCGACGACTACCTCGCCGCGATCTCGGACGGCTCCGACACGATCAACCAGGCCGCGGCGGACACCGACGACTGGCGCGAGCAGCTCACGGTCCTCAAGAACCAGGCGCTGGTCGGCCTCGAACCTCTGCTCTCCGGCGTCTTCAACGCCGTCGGCGCGCTCGCCACCGTGACCTCGACCCGGCTCGTGCCCGCGTTCCAGGCACACGTGCTCCCGGTGCTGCAGGCGTTCGCGGCGTTCCTCTCAGGGGTGGTCGTGCCCGCCATCCAGGCGCACGTGATGCCACTGCTGCAGCGCTTCGCTGAGTTCGCGGGCGAGCAGTTCGCGAAGTTCCGCCTCTACTACGAGGAGAGCATCAAGCCCGCGATCGAGAACATCGTCCGGCTGGTCGCGTGGCTGGTGGGCGAGATCCGTGAGCGCTGGCCGCAGATCGAACGCGTGATCCGTCCCGTCCTGGAGAACGTGCAGAACATCGTCGAGACCGTCTTCGGGATCGTCACTGGCGTCTTGAACGCCGTGATCAAGCTGATCGGCGGCGACTTCTCCGGGGCGTGGAACGCGATGAAGGACGTGGCCCGGACTGCCATGAACGGTGTCCGGGCGTCGCTGGAGGACGGGCTCGCACTGATCCGGGCGCTGCTCCGCCTGTTCTTCGACCTCGGCCGGGACCTCCTGCAGGGCCTGTGGGATGGCGTGCAGTCCGTGGGGCGGCAGCTGCTCGACTGGATGAAGGGACTGCCGGGCCGGATCGTCTCCGCGCTCGGCGACCTGCGCGGGCTCCTGGCCGGGATCGGCCGCTCGATCATCAGCGGGCTCTTCGACGGGATGGTGCAGGGCTGGGACGCGGGGAAGGGCTGGCTTTCCGACCGCGCCGGTGACATCAGGAGCCTCAAGGGGCCGATCGAGCAGGACCGCCGCCTGCTGATCCCCGAGGGCACGGCGATCATGCAGGGGCTCGCGCTCGGTATGCGCCAGGGCTGGCCGGAGATCGAGCGGACGCTCCGGGGCATGACCTTCGACATCCCGCGGATCGCCGTCCCCTCGACCGCCGCCTCGCCCGTCTCGTCGAGCACGGCCGTCCCGACGCAGGCGGTCGCCGTCCACATCCACGGCGACGTGCTCGCGGCCGACCGCCGGGACGCCGAGCGCGCGGCGAGCGACATCGGCTGGGGCCTGCAGCAGGCGATGCGTGGGCGGGGGCTCGCATGACCCTCGCCAACCGCGTCAGGACGCTGCTCGCCTTCACCACCGACAGGGGCGCCTTCCTCTTCCCGCGCACGGGGTTTGAGTGGGAGACCGCGCAGCCGTTCACCGTCCCCATGACGCAGCTCGTGGGTGCGTCCTACGGGCATGACTACCTCGGGGCAGGCGCAGCGCCGAAGCAACCGGCGTCCGAGACCGTCCGGTTCCTCGTCACCGGTAACGAGTCCTGGAGCAGCGAGAGCTGGGGCGCGTGGGACTGGGGTGGCGAGGGGCTGCCCGCCCCCGGGCGCATGGACTACATCCGCCAGGTCATCGCACGCGGGTGGGGCCAGCTCTGGGCACAGACGGCGGACGGGTTCCGGCTGTGGGCATGGGCGCGGGCCGTGGCGATGCCGGACATGCGCACCTCCCGCCTCAACGTCGCGGGGGCCGTCCCGGTGGTGCTCGCGTTCCGGCGTCAGAGTGACTGGTACGCGGAGGACGAGACCGCCATCACCGTGGCGATCACGCCCTCGGCCCAGGACAGCATCCTCCCGAACGGGGACTTCGAGGACGGGGTCGACGGCTGGCTGGGTGACGGCGGCGCGATCACGCACCAGACCGTCGGTGCTCGCTCGGGGAGCGGGGCGATGGACGTCTCCGTCACCGTCTCCGCCAACCAGGCAGGCGCGCGCACGCCGGACATCCCCTGCGAGCCCGCCACCCCGTACACCGCGCGCGGCTGGATGCTTGGCCTCGGCGACACCCCGACCTGTCACCTGCTGATCGCACAGTACGACGCTGCGTTCATCTTCCTCGGGACCGTCTCCAGTGGCGGGGTGCTCCTGTCGACGACGGAGTGGACGGAGGCGGTCGTCGCCTTCACGTCACATGCGAGCGCCGCCTACGTGCGCGTGTTCATGGTCACGTTCGGCGCCCAGACCGCCGAGTTCCGCGTGGACGACGTCACCCTCAACCCGAACGCCCAGACGGTCGCGTTCCCGGTCACCAACCCCGGCAACGCTCCGGTGCACAACGCCGTGGTCACGCTCGCCGGCACCGTCCTCGAACCGACGATCCGCAACCTGACCACGGGCGACGAGGTGGGGTCGACCTTCGCCGGGGTGAGCCCTGACGACGTGCTCCGCCTGGACGCCGGGCGGGTCGCGGTCGAGGTGTCCGACGACGGCGGGGAGACCTGGGCCGATGCTTACGAGGACGCCGTCCTCGGGGACACGCAGCTCGGGATCGTCACGCTGGCGCCGGGCCAGAACGACTTCGAGGTCGAGGTCGGTGACGAGCCGGACGCCGAGTTCCGCATGACCTTCCACGCGGCCTACCAGTAGGAGCGATCGATGAGTTGGCTGCGGGTGGACATCTACGACGCGGGCGGTGGACGGCGCTCGGCCGGGCCGCTGACGCACGTCGTCTCCTTCACATACGGCCAGCGCCTCGACGAGGTCGGGGACTTCGAGCT